AATGAAGCTGGTCTCCTATTTTTAAATACAACCGACAACAAAAAACCCCGTTTATAGGGGTTTTCTCCTTTGTATCCCCAAAGCACGTAAAAACAGCTAATTCCGTTCGTCTGGGGGCATTGTAGAGCCTCTGGCGAGGTTTTAAAACCCGACCAAAGAATGTAAATACTCAACAATAGCTTCTTCGTCTTTTTGCTCGTAAAGTTCTATCATTTTGTTATAGAAAATCTCGTCTGCTTTTATTGATTTATTTCTTAAAGACCTTAAAAGATTTACATAATCAATACCATACTTTTCTTGCATTTTAATTGTGTATTCTATCTTAACCCTTTCTTGGGAAACTTTCATATTACAACCGCTTGATTGACCGTGCATATTGTGTGGGTGGTATCTTAAAACCGCACCACCTGAAGCGTCTGCTATGAAGTGTCCAGCTTGAAAGTGTCTACCCTCTGCAAAGTTACCACAGTCAAAACAATATCCTCCTATTTTATCTGGAGATACACTATCTCTTTCTCTTATGTATGTGTGAGAAAGTTCCACTAGCTTTTGTTGTAGTTTAGCGATTGGGCTTTTTGATTTTCTTTTTAATCGAGTTCTTTTCATCAACAGTTATTATAACATTTACTAAGCTCTCTCCTTTAATTAAAACAACATCTTTATCTTTGTAGATTTCGTTTGCGTCTAGTTTATTGTTTTTGATTACTGCCCACGCTTTTATCGGTCTAATTGCCATATAGTTTTTCCCCATTCTTGTAAAATTTGTTTTGCTAATAATTCATATTCTGGTTTTGTTTTAATTGGTTTAACTGGCTCAATTTTCGGTATTCCTATTTGTCGGATAATATAATATAATCTCATTGGTTTTATTCCGAATTTTCTAGCTGTGCCAGAAACACCATAAACATTTCCATTGTTTACATAAAATTCTAGTGCATCTGAAATATTTTGTGTTATCTGCATTCACATATTATAAAACAAAAAACCCACAGCTAATAATTTAACTGTGGATAATTCGTTACTCAAAGAATTTCCGATAACAAGTCCAGTGTCGTTTTTGCTCTATACTAAACATATAAGCCATTACGTCGAGAGCTTGTTCTGGGTCGTATGGGTTAGAGTATTCTAACTCGCCCATTTTCTTTGCATAATGTAAAAATGTTTCTGCTGAAAATTGTGCAATCCCTAAGCTACCGACAGAATTTTTATGTATATCATTTCCGTTGAATGCTTTAGGATTGTAACCGCTTTCGCATTTTACAGTTACGTTGAGTTCGTTCCTACTTACGCCCCATTTGTCAGCGTAGAAGTCTACGAGCTGGGGCATTGTGAGTTCCACTTCTTCAACGGGGGTTATATCGTTGATTGGCGGAGCTACATATTCAATTGTAGACGGAGTGCTTGCAAGGACAATCAATGACAACATTCCGCTTTTTATAAAATCCATTTGGTCTGCGTTTATGCTACGCAGAAACTTTTAACTGTATGAGATAAAGAGGTTGGCGAGGGTATCGACCACCCCACACCAATCTCCTTACCTCGTATTTATTATACCACCCGAAAGGGTCGTAAAGCCCTTGACCTGTGGATAAACTAAGAGTTTAAATATTTTGTAATCTCGTTTACAACAAGACCACTTAATGCAACTGCTCCTATGTTTACAAGTGTTTTAACATCAATAGCCCAAAGGTCGCCAATTTGCAAAAAGTATGCAAGCATAGCTACTAAAGTAAATCCCCCAGCTCTCCAAATAAAAGATTTTAGTCTGTTATTAAGTTTTGTTTTTTCTGTTTTTGTCATATTTATATTATACATTACTTATAATCCCACATTGTGTTTTGTGGTAAAGAGTCATCACGGTCTAAGTGAACGAATGACCCAGGCTTCCAACCAACACGTTTAAATCCAACCTCTAATCCTGCTTTAATTATTTTAAAAGCAGAAGCTCCGTCTTTTGCTACTAAATCTACACCAAGTCCCCGAAGGTGGGCAGAATTTGGCTTACCTCCAACTTTTTTATTATGTTCTGGTGTTCTAAGCCCTGAATTTATCTTAAATGGAACGCCTGCAATTTCTCTTGCTTTGTCTAACATTTCAACTAGCTCTGGTTTTAGTCCCTCTATTTCTGATTGATTAAAGTATTTGTAAGTCTTAACTGGATTTATCAAACGTCTGAAACCTAACACAATTGGGTGAGCCATAAATCCTCCTGCTAGTTCTTTTTTAATTTCTTCTAGCTTGCCTACTTGCCACCATTTATGCGTGTTATCGGTTATTCCCCGACTTCTATAGATAGCGTGAGAGAGTTCGTGTCGTGCTATATTAAACCATTGGTCGCCATCATATTTTTTTCCGTTAAAGTTATACTTTGCATTTTCTTGACCCTTGACTTGGATTTCGTGGATACCCATATTATTGTAAGTATTCCAACCATCTATTTCCCTCCATATCCATTCGTCAGTTCCGACCGTAAACATAACGCAGTCAAATCCTCTTTCAAGTGCTGGGCGTGCAATGTTTTTATCATACCAAGCCCAATCAATTCCCTTGTATGTTTTACCCTCTGCTGTTTGGTAGTCTGCCCACGGAATATTCTTGAATGTTACTTCTTCTAAGACAATTTCAAGTTTAACTTCTGGCAACCACCAGTCTTTTAATTGTTGTAGTTTTGTGTCCCAAGATTTCCATTTAAGACCATTGTGTAGTGCAAGTATCTTCATAATATTGCGGTTAAAACTATTAGTAATAATGTTGTTAGGATTGGTATTAGTATTCTCATTAGAAGTAAGTAGTAATAATAGCGATACCGTCTGCACCATTTCCACCCGCACCAGAGTTTCCTACTGAGTTTGTTGAAGCACCTCCACCACCACCTCCCGCACCATAGTTTCCTCCATTTCCTCCGTTTCCTGCGTTTGTTGAAACGGAAGCTCCACCACCGCCTCCTCCTGAACCTCCAATAGCCGAATCAGCAGGGGCGTTACCTCCATTTCCCGCGTTGCCATTTATTGCCCCTGCTGTTCCACCAGAAATTACAGTTGAATAACCAGAGCTACTTGTGCTACCAACTGAACCAGCTTTTGCACCAGCAAAAGCTGTGTTAGATGTGTTTATACCACCACCAGAAGCACCCCCTGTTGGAGCAAGGAATGAACCAAGTGATGATGCACCAGCCCCTCCCGCTGTAACTTCATTCGCCCCTGCTGTTCCACTAAAATATTGTGCGATGGCAGGAAAACCATTTGCTCCTGCACCTCCGCCTCCCGTTGAGCCTGATTGACCACCGCCTCCTCCGCTTCCTCCTGCTACACCGAATAATCCACCGAAAGAAGTTCTACCACCGCTTGTTCCAGCATTACCATTTGTAGTGTTTACTGTTACTGAACTTCCCCCAGTCCCCCCCACTCCAACGCTCACAGAAACAGTAGAGCCGATTATTGATGCAGGGAATGTTATTTCCCCCCAACCCCCACCCCCTCCCCCTCTACCACCTGCTCTGGCTGTTCCGACCGCACCCTTTCTTCCTGAACCTCCACCTCCTCCAGCTCCGATAAGTTGAACGTGAACAGATTTTGCTCCTGCTGGCTTAGTCCAAGTTCCATCTGATGTAAATACTTGAATATCCACCTCTGGGTTTACGGAAATTGTTCCTGATTTATCTGGGTATTCAATATTTCTATCGGCTGTTAGGTTATCTGTTGATAGGTTTACACCATAAAGTGTTACGTTTGTTCCAGCAGAGAATTTATGAACTGCTCCACTAACTTTTTCGGATGAGAACGAACCATCTCCATCTTTACCAAATGAACGAATATATTCAAAATCTGGTAATGCTAGTATTTCAAGCGAACTTCCAATATAGTCTTCTGGGTCTACACCCTCCTGTGAGGATGATACTGATTTGTTATATGAGTATGTCCCACCATCATATATGTCCACGTATTGACTTACAGTTTTAGCTTCTCCTGTCGTCTCAGAAGATACTGTAATGCTTACACCATTAGATTTAATACCAGATTCATTATCAGCCAACACAAGAGTATTATCACCAATATAAATTATTGGGTTTCCATTACCATTTGTTCCAACTAGAAAGTTTGTAGAGTCAACAACACCCGCTGTTCCATTGAACATAGGGATAGCATTATCCACCAAAGTTCCTGTGTGAGTTACTAAGTCTGTACCACCAACAACAGAGATAGTGTTCGCTGTTATATCAATTCCATCACCTGCGATATATTCAGCTGCTCCTGATAGGGGTGTAAACGTAATCGGGTCTGTCCCTATTGTTGTGATAGAAGCGGCGTTCATCACGAATAGTCTATTTTTATTAGCAGAACCGTCTACCACGAAAGTAGATGTTCCCTGTAGAACTTCTCCTGCTGTGTTGTAATCAGAAGCTCTAGTCCAAGCACCTGAGTTTGAGATATAAATACCGTTTTCTGCTGGGGCTGTTTGTTTCCAAACCAATACACGAGTCGCTGAAGTTGCGAATGTATCAATAGTTTGTTCCCCTGATAGAGAAATGTTTGCTGTTGTAGCAACCTCACAAGAGTTTTTATAAAGCGATGGGTCTACTGAAGCGGCGATAACGTCAACATAACCTTTTCTTACAGCTTGGTTTGCTGTTGTTGGGTCTGTGCCAGGTAAAACTGGAATAGAAGAAAATGTTTTAACTCCTGCGATAGTTGTGTCGCCCGTATTTGGGACTTTAGCATCTAATTGTGTTTGAGCATTTGAAGTTAAGGAGTTTATATATTGAAATTCTGTATTCGTAACAGTACCGTCAGCTATTTTTGTAGCAGCAATAGCCGCACCAGAGTTTATATCAGCGTTTACGATTACATTTGAAGCAATGGCAGACGTATTAGAACCAGCGGAGATTGTTACGTCACCTGTGATAGCTGCACGACCCAGAGCAGGCGTTGCATCTGTATATACAAGCGTAGAGTTTACCATCGCTCCTACTGCATCTTGAGCGAGTTCGTCTGAGAAATATTTATTAGTTGCACCCTCTGAAATATCATCTGTGTCTAATACAACAATTCCAGTTGCACCGTTTACTGAAGCAACATCACCACTAACTAAAATAGTTTCTAACTTATCATAGACTGCATTTTTAGTTGGCACCTCAAGAGAGCCATCCCAACTAGAGTCATAAGCTTCATCGTCAACGATTGTAGACCTAGCGATAACATCACCAGTTGTTTCTATGTTATCTGCTCCAACATTAACAGACCCCTGGTTTTTAAAGAGGATGTTCTCGCCGTTGTCTATTTGTTCTTTTCTTATTTTATTTGTCATATTATGCGTATTTCCTCTTAACTCTCTTGTAAGGTTGTTTTTTAGTTGCTCTCATAACTGGCTTTTTCTTTTTTGTTGCTTTTATTTTCATATTATTCTACTACTTCAAAATCATAATTTAATAATGTTTGTTTAACCGAACGGACTTCTGCCCTTACTGCTTCAAAGTCTGCTCTTTGTTCTTTCATTTCTTTTAAGAAAATGGGGATAAACATAAGGCATATAGTTCCGACAATACCGCCCGCCCAGATAAGACCAGACCTCCACCACTCTAATTTATTAACTCGACCATTCGTTTTGGTTGTTTGGATTTTAATAAGCTCAAGAACTTCATCTTGCTTTTCTAATTTATCCAAAATCACTTTGAAGTGATAGTCTTGTTCTCTTTTTGAATATGGTTCGTCAGTCATATAATTAAAACATCATAATAATTGGTTTAAACCCTGATACTATTTCGTCCATAGTAAACAAAGCGGTTGTAGAACGCAGTGTCGTTGTTCCTGAACCAGACCCCTGTCTAGTTGTTCTATATCCTATAGTATTAGTATCTGTTACCGTGTCAGAGTTAGTTGTATCGGTAAACCACCCAGCACTTGTTAGCACGAAGTTTTGATTTCCATCAGCTCCTGCTATTCTTGATACCACGTCCAGGTCTGTTGTGGCTGTGTCAGCAGAAGAATAAAGTGAAAGCCTTGAAAGAACTCCAGCAGATTTTAATCTAACTTGGTAAGCCGCTTCTGTTGGAGATGTTGATATTCTGTTACCGACCATATTGAAGTCGTTAGCTGTATCTGTTGCTGGTCTTGATATGTTGTTTCCGTGCATAAGAGTAATCTCTCGTGGGTTGTCAGATTTTATTGTTAGAGCAACGTAGTTTAAAGCTATGGTCCCAGAACCTCCTGCCGCTAATTGCAGGTTTAATAAATCATCTACTACCACAGCGTCAGAACCACCAGCTTGCGTAAATCTTCCTGTTGCGGTTGTGGCAAAAGAAACAGCAAGTGAAGCACTCGCACTATTTATTCTTGGTGTAACAGTTGCTGTTGCACTTCTTGTGTTTGCAGTTACGTTTACGGATACAGCTTCTAACACACAGTCGTTATGTATTAGCATTTGAGAGGTTGTTTCCACAGAAAGGCTGTTTAGAAGTTCTCCCTCTGGTCTTATAAATCTTGTTAGGGTTGCAAAAGAAACAGCTGCGTTATCATAAGCTCCAACAATACGTCTTGACTCCCCATCGTCGCTTTCTATCTTAAATGAAATACCAGTAAGCTCTGTTGGTGCACCTGCGGAAGTTGTTACCTTAATAGAGAAAACATCACCTGAAGTAAATGTTACTGTGTTTGAAGCATCACCATGTTGTCCTGTTGCTGATTGTGGCACCGTCCAAGTGATAGCAGAGTCGGCTCCGTTTTTTCGTAGTGTATATGTTGTAGTTCCAGTAGCATTTGAAGCTCTTGTTGAAGACTGAAAGTCCGAGAAAGTTCCTGAAAAAGTCATTTCTATTTGAGCAAGAGACTCTGTTCCTGTAGAAGTTGGTGCAAAAGTAGACATCACAGGCAAAAACTGTCCGCTTGAAACGCTACCTATTCTTGATAAAAAATGTGGGACTTTATATGCCATCTTCGGTTATCTTACTGTTAATATCTAACATTTGCTCATAAAGTTCTTGCATATTTGAAACTTCACTTATGTTTAAGTTATTCGGAAACTTCGGACTTATGGAATAGCTAAGAACCTCTCCATCGTCAGAGATTTCAAAGCTTATTTCTGGGTTTGTTGCAGGTCGCCAAATCATATTATGGAAGTCTGAATACTAATTGAACTTCTGCCCATAGTGTTGAAGTTCCAGCGTCATCTACATCAATTCTAAGTCTGTCGCCAGAAGCCACGTCATCATTTGCTGTGTCTATAACTACTGCTGTTGTCGCTGTGCTTGAGTCAGTTTCTCCAGAGTCGATAGATACTCTAGTTGTGAGCATATCTACCGCTTGGGTTACATTATGAACTTGCACGAGAGGTGTTCCTGTTCCTGATACTCTTGCAAATCTAACCCCGACTAAATCAAAGCCGTTAAACTCATCTGGTATTCTAACGTATGCCTTTCCATCTCCTGTTGTTAGAGCCGTGCTGTCGTTTATTAGGATAGTAAAACCTCTTGTTCCATAGTTTGAACCCGCTAGTCCGTCTGGAGATACATATTTAGCAGTTGAAGTTCCCGTGTCAGTTTCGGAAACGTCTGCGTCTGTTGGAATATCAGAAGTAAGAGCTATTGTTCCTGTTGCATCTGGGGCTGTTAGTGTTTTAGTTCCTGTTACTGCTGAAAAGTCTATATTTAGAAGTTGTGAACCAGAACCAGGAGCTAGACTGAATACCCCGTTACTAGCGAAGTTAAATGAGCCGACAGGTGTTGCATAGCCAGAGTCAGAATAAAATACGGGGCTAGAGTTACTACCAATCCTTATTCCACCAGTTGTGTTTAAGATACGTGTTCCGAGTTCTAGGTCTGCCGTTGCTCCTGTGTATGGAACGAGTCCTGATAGGTCTTGGTCGCCTGTGTTAGTTCCTGAGTTTGTTCCCGTAATGTCTGAAGTTAAAGCAAGAGTTCCAGTTCCTCCTGGGATTGTGTGAGTGTTAAGACTTGTTGCTGTTGCCGCTCCGAGCGTTGGTGTTACGAGTGTCGGTGAGTTAGCGAATACCAAAGCACCAGAGCCTGTTTCATCTGAAATAACACCTGCTAATTGTGATGATGTTGTAGAAGCGAATTGTGATAGCGGGTCTGTTGTTAGTGCATCTCCACCGCCTGCAAGTGTTGTAAATTCTAGGGCTGTTTCTCCTGCGTTTACACGAACAACTTTTAGAGCTTGTGAAATATATGAAGATGGAACGTCTGTAAGGTCTGTAAATGCTGTTGCACCGCCTCCACCGCCTGTTCCTGTTGAATAGAAAGCTGTTACAACATCACCGACTTGTGGAGCAACTAAAATCAAAGATACCTGAAGCTGGTGTTGTTTCAACAAAGTCTTCTGTTGCTCCTTGTTCAAGTATTTGACCATTAAGAGCTACAACAAGTTTACCTGTTGGGTATTCCCCTTGTGATACTGTAAATGTCGTGTTTACTCCGTCAACATCGCCACCGAGTAGGTCGTATGTTCCGTTATCGGGTGTTTGGTCGATAAACATTTCGCCGCCCCCTCCACCTGTTCCAGAGCCTAGAACGTATTTACCACCAACGTAATCAAGACCGCTTAAATCAACGTCTAGTAGTTGTGCTAGGTATTTGTTTGATATACCGATTGAACGAATACGCCCGTCAATATCTGGTAGGTTTTTAATATGCTTAGCGTCTATTTGTTGTTCTGGTGTGATTGGTAGATTATTTATACCCTCGACAACCTTAGATATGTTTTCTTCTGTTTGGGTTTCAGCAATAAGTTCATCTTTCTTTTCTTTTGAAAGCTCTAATGGGATTTCTTGTATTCTTTCGATTATTGTTTGGGTTAGTTCTTTTGGTTTCATCTTTTCAACCCTTGCAATTTCTTTGAAAAGTTTATCAACACTTGAAACGATTGATTTTATTTCTTTGTCTGTTGCTTCTGCTTTTTCGTGAACATTATTTAGATTGCTTTCGATTGTGTCAGATATTTTAGAGATTTCTTTTTCAAGTGGCATTCCCTCATAGTATTTTTTTAGGATATTATAAGCACTAATAACAGACTCGAATTCAGAGCGAGTTTCTTCTGTTAGTTTAGTGAGCTTTTTTACTTGCTCAATAACAGCTAGAGATGTTAGTTTCTCTGTTTTATTTAATTGTTCTGCTAATTTTAAGAAATCTTTATTCATATTGACTTTGATTTTTAATAATGTTATGGTTTGGTTATGATTATATTTGTTATATTTGGAGTATTCGTAGGGTTTGCTCTACTTGTAGGATTCCTTACTTGGTTATTTAAGTAATTCCATAAGAATTTTCTTTTTATTCTCTGGTGAAATACCCAGTATTTTTTCAGTTGCACCAGCAACCAATTCTCCAGCACCCTGAACAGGATTTTTAATTGCTTCTACTATCTTTTTACCGCCAGTTACTGCTCTTTGGACTTGTCCTTGTAATGATGTGGTTGCTTGTGTTCCGTAAACGTCCTCTAATATCTCTGTGAAAAGAGCTTGGTCTAGTAAATTGTCATCGAATTTACCACCATAATTTTTAGCAATCAAATCAAGTTCTTCTACTAATTTTAACACACGAGGTCTTTGTGTATTATTTGAGAATACGCTTCTTAGTAATTGACCACCCCTTTCTTTTGATTTAATACCTACTTTCTTGCCAAATAGTTCTTCTGCTTGATTTAGTATGTTTTTAGTATTTGCGAAATCTGTGTTAGCTTGGTTGTAAGTGTCGAAAGTTGTATCAAGTGCTTCATCAGCAGATGCTCTGAGTGCTTTTAGTATTCTTTCTGCGTTACCCTTTAGACCCTCTCCTTGTGTTCCAAATTCTACAAGTTCATCAATAGATTTCTTGAATATGTGAACATCGTATGCGTCAGCTTGACCCGTTGGGATTTCATTTATAAACTTGTTTAGTTTCTTTTGTATTGCTGGAGTGTTTTTGAATACAGAATTATCAAAGTTTAGTTTTCCTGTTGGTGTTCGTGTGATTCCTAAATCATCAATTAGAGATTGTGCTGTTTTTTCAATATTGTTAGCGTCAACAGCTTGACCTCGTAGAGATTTAGCAACTTCGTTAAGGTTTTTACCAGCGTCTTTGTTTGCATTTTCAATAAACTTAATTCGGTCAACCATTGAATCACCAACAACGTCTATTGGTCTTTCTAGCACTCTTTTATTTTTTGAAGCCTTGTCTGCAATATCTACCATTTTTTGTGCTTTTGTTTTGTCAATCGAGTTCATAGATGAAACAAAGTCAATATCTTGGTCTTCAAAGCCTTGAAGTTTTGCTTCTCGTAATCTTGCTTTTTGTGCGACTGTATCTACTGGAGGTTTTTGACCTGATGCTATTTGTTGTTTTAATACTTCTTGTCTTAATTCTTTACCGTTCATTGAGCCAGAAGCTCCACCGCCACCTCCTCCTGAACCACCAATAGCAGAATTTGTTGGAGCATTTCCTCCGTTTCCTGCGTTCATTGAGACAGAAACACCGCCGATGATTCCTCCGATAATAGCTCCGCCAAGTCCACCGATACCCGCACCCATAGCTGTATCAGTTAAAATACCCTCTGTATCTTTGTTGGATTGTAGTCCTTGAGCCGCACCAGAAGCTGCACCTGTAACAGCACCGCCAGTTAAACCAGCTTTAGCTCCCTGAATAAATCCTTGACCTGCTGTTGTAGCACCGACAGCTTTTCCTGCGACTGCACCTGCAACCTTAGCACCACCTGCTGTTGTTGCTAGTTGTAAAGCATCTCCTACTACTTCTTTATTTGTTAGTTCGTTTGGATTTAAAAGTTTCTCTGCACCTGAACCAAATTCTTGGACATCTTCATTTAAAAGACTTAGTGCATTTTCTAAACGTGTTGTATCACGACCCTGCTCTTTAGCTGTTTTAATTTGTGCCACAAGTTTACCCTGCAAATCAAATTGTTGCTTTTGTGTTTCTTCTATTAGTTTTTGTGTTCCCTTTTGAGCTAGAGCCTGACCTAAACCTTGTGCGATTTCTTTTCCACCTGTTACATCTGCGATTCTTTCAGTTAGTGGAGATTTTTCTTTTACTGGTTGTCTTCCGAATGGAGTTAAATCAACACCCTGTTTTTGTGCTGCAACATCTAGTTGTCCAGACTCAATAGCCTTTCTAAGGTCTTGAGAAAATTTTGAAGTTGGGTTTGACTTTGCTTGTTCTATTGCTTTTTGAAGTGATAGTTCCATATATTATATTTGATTATTCCAAAACGATGCGTCATCTTGTTCCGCATTTATAATAATTGCACCAGTTTGAGGATTAACTGAAAAAGATTGTTGTGTTTGATACGGTAAACCAGTTGCTTTTTCATAAGCCTTTATTTGAAGTGATTGGAGTGTGTCTAGTTCCTGTAAGAACGAGCTTTCAGGTGCAGCATATCCCACAACCCGACCATTCTTTTCTATTGCCCATTTTCCAATTTTCGATGCAGATTGTTTTAATAGTGCAAGTTCTCCCTCTGACAACGCACCGAATGTTGCACCCTTGGCTTTTGCGTTTATAAGAGAGTTTAGTGTTTCTTCACTTGTTAATTGTTCAACAGATGCAATAAAATCTTGTTTAGAGCCAATACCACCAGATGATAAGTCAATAGCACCCGCCATTCTGTTAAATCTAGTTGGGCCAACCGCTAACTTAAGTCCGATTTTATTGTTTTTTATAGAATCAATGTTTGTTATCTTATCAACTATTTCATTTGCTTTTTCTTGAACATCAACAGGTAAATTAGCTGCTGCAAGTTCTGTGTTTATCTTTCTTAACTGTGCCGCCTTAATTCTATCGTCAATACTCACACCAAAACTTCCAGCGTTCTTATACGCTTCCTCAATATTTTTAGATTGCATAATCGCAGACATAACAGCGTTACTTGCTCCGTTTGCTTGGGCGTTTCTTACAAGTTGGATTTTTTCATTTTCAGTTGCTTCAAACTTATCTTTCTCTAATTGAAAAGCTCTTTCTTCTTTTTTAGCTACTGCGTCTAGTTGTGTTTTTAGTTTACCGTCTGCTCTTTCAGCTAGGAATTTAAGACCCTCGATATTTCTTTCTTGTTCTGCGAATTGAACAGCCACTTTCTTTTGAACTAAAGACTCAGCGTTAAATAACACGTTTGAGCGTGCTTGTCGGATTACTTCTAGGTCAGCCAGTTGGCTTGATTGCTTTCTTGTTACATCTGATAGTCTTGCGTTTCTTTGTGCGTTAGTTAAACCTGGCTCTGTTTGTAGTCTTTCTCTTTCTCGTCTAAAAGTTAAATCTGTTTGTCGTAGTTGGTTTTCAATATCAGTTAAATCTTTGTTTAATTGTGGAACGCCTGCTTCTTCTCCTGCGTTTAAAGCCATTGCCTCCTGTGAACTTCCACCGAATAAAGCATTTGAGTATTGTTCGAACGATTGGTCTGAACCAGTTTGTGCATTGTTTAGATTTTGTGTTTCTTGTGCTGTTGGTGCTGTAAAAGTAGTTATCGGCTCAACTGGTTGTTGCGATGGTGGTGTTTGGATTGCTTGCTCTGGATTTCCAAGTCCGCTAAATGTTATTTCGTTTTGTGTTGTGGGGTTCATATTATTCGTTTATATTAGTTTTGCTTATAGCTTGTATTCCATAGAGTTCATTTTTCCCTGTAAACTGCATACATACCTTGAACTGAACTACTGGGGATTGGTTATTGTTTGGAAGTGTGAACCCTTTGTATTGTTTTGTTTCTCCGTAGTTTATTTCTCCAAAGTATTTAAAGTTTGAGAATTGTGCTACTGCCGAACCTGTCGCCCCTGTGAATGCTTCTGTTAGAGTTACCGAGTATCCACTTCCTGTTGATGTTATCGATTCTATTGTAAATGATTTACCTGAACCGATACCTTGAACCACTTGCATTTCATCACCCTGAGAGTAGTTAGATAAATCTGCTGAGGTTAGTATTGTTTGAGTGTTTGACCATTCAATATCTCCTGTAATCTTATCTTGTATCTCTGTTCTATATTTTACCACAACACTATCTCCAGAATTGATTAGTTTTTTGTGTTTTGCGTAAACCTTTTGCCACGTTTCCTCGATGTTTTCTGTGTGGATTTCATTTGTTATAAAATACCCATACTTTTGTGTATCGTTTTTAGTATCATCTGCGAATATTGCTGTTAGAAGCGTTACATCGTTTGCTGTTACATAAGAAATGTCATCGTTAGACGAGTTAAAGTATTGTTGAGAGAAGATTATTCTTCCACCCTCGCCTGCATCTTGAAAAGAAACTAAAGTTGGATTGTGAACGAAGATAGCACCTGCTTGAGCTACTCTCATTTGACCAAAATCTGTCATATTTGTTGTTCCTGTGTCGGCAACTTCTTGATATGAAGCTGAAAGTTTGTGATATAGTCCGTTTTCTTCTGACCAAGCCCAAACACCTGATGGAAAATCTGCAAAGTAACCACCCTCTAGGAGGTTTGATACGTTTATTAAAATCTCATCTCCGTCAACAGTTATTGAACGTGGCTTTATTGCTCTTGAAGTATGCAACCCACTATCAAAACCATTCATAAATTCTCCCTCTTTATATGGAAGTCTTGCAACTTCAACAAAAGTAGAACCGGAGTATCTTAAAAGTCTTCCGTTTGTATCTAAAACATAAGGCACTCCATCTTTGATAACCCCGCAAATAAGTCCTGAAGCGTCTATTTCATATCTTTGACTTGGTGCATTTTCACTTTCTCCGTCCCATTCGTAAATGTATGTAACCCCGTTGGCTACACGACTTCCACGACCTGATACACCGACCCAGACTCTGTCAAGTCCTGCCATTAAAACAGTAATAGAATAACCACCTAAGCCCAAGACAAGAGTTGCTGTTCCCGTATCTGATAGCACGTTTGTATCTGTATCTATTGACCAGACTTCATCGTGGTCGTTTGATACGTAAACTTTATCGCCAAGAGAAGCCAGTAGGTGCATTGTGTCACCAGTGAGAGCAGGCGAAGCTATTTCTGTCCAAGTTCCGAATGTGTCCATCGTTGTATAGCTTACAGATGAACTGTCTGTAACATATACTTGGTCTGCAACAATAATCATATCGCCCTCATCTGGGCCTATTTTAGCTGAAGAAGCATCTCTTACGAATGTAGAAGAAAAAGCTGTTTCACCTCCCTCGTAAATGTTGTCAAGTGAACCATCTCCACCTGCGTAGAATAGTCCGACTGTGGAGTTTCCAATTCCTAAAACAGGATATGTGTAAGGCCCAAAAGATTTAACAACGTCGGCAACCTTTTTTGTTCGTGTTACACCAATCTTTCCACGATTTGAAGTTAGGTCAAGGTTAAAACTCTCAGATATGTTTCCATTAAACTGATTTTTATTGTCTTGGAATATTCTTCGTGATGAACTTGGTATATTTACTTTCATATTAAAATCTTGATAACTCGTAAAATGGAACTCTTACTCTATCTCCGTTTGGTTTAATTAAATCTATAAACCCGTCTGGTAAATCAAGTGTTGTAACCGAACCAGCTCCTGTAACAAGGCTAACAGTAAAGTTATTTACCACCTCTACCGCCCCGTCATTAGCTCCATAAGTCCTACCAATTAGTTTCTCTCTCCAATATTTAAGAGAGTCAACGTTATTAGCGTCTTCTAGGAGCTTTAGTCTTTTCTTTAATTCAGTTATTTCTGCTTGAGTATCCATATTATTTATCTGTTGGTGTCCATATTGAATCAGTTGGCTTTGTTTCTGGTGTCCATACGTCTGTTGTTCCTGTTTCTATTGTTGTTTCATTTCCATTAAGTGTTAATATACCTGGTGCGTCGATTGAGAATACATTTCCAAGAACAAAATCTGGCTCATTTCCATTAAGGGTTAACACGCCAGGTGCGTCAACTGCTGTTGTTACTGATGTTGGATTTCCGATTGAAACCATAGCTCCATAGGAGTCCTGTGAGCCAGAACCAGTTATTGTTGCAGATGAGTTTCCCGTTGCTGTTATAGCTGTCCTTGTTGCGTAGCCAAGAGATATACAATGAGAACTTGCGACATCCACTTGATATAGTTCTGACCAAGTAGGGTTATCTGTTGTCATTGCATAATTACTTATGTTTGGTGTTGCTCCAGGGTCGCCCGCTGTAATAAAAAACAACATAAGTGAACTCGGGGATATTGGTGTTACTGTGTTGTTATATGATGGGGAGCCACTATTCCCTATCAGTTCGCCAGCATTATTTAAAAGGTCTGTTGATATATATCCATCAATTCTTATGAGTGCCACTATTGGGCTATTTGAAGCACCTGATAAACTAAATGTAAAGTTACTTGCCGCCACATCACCAGAATCTGCAATTTTCCATTGAATACCAGTCTTGATAGAAGTTCCACCAGCCGACTCGTTGTTTACTTCGTGTGTCCAACCAGAGAGAGTTCCCATTGTGTCTGTTGCATCTCCGTAAGCATAATGAGCAATCATTAAATCACCAACCGCAAGACCTGTTGGCTTTGTTACGGTTACTGATGAACCGTTACCTGGGTTTGCTGTATTGTATGACTGGATTGTTGCCATATTATACGATGTTTATTATTCCCTCTGCGTTCCAAGTTATTCCAAATGTGCTAGCCACAGATGTTTTGTTTTCTCCTAAATCTATGTAACAAATTAAGGGAGATGTGGAAGATACTCCTGTTGATTTGTAAATTATTGCGTAGCGTGCTGTTATACTCGCTGTTGTAAGTGATACATCTGTTGCGTCAAACACTCCCTCGTTATCTGTTGTATCAACGCTTGTAGCTTTTCCAGCTAATGTTGCACCCCCTGCTGTATATCCTGTTCCAGATACTTCGTTTGTAATATCATCAAAGAAATCGTGAGTATCAATGTTTGGAGTATATGAAGAAGTGCAAAGAGCTACTTTGATTGTGTCGTTTGTGTGGTCAATACTTTTATCAAGTAAAAGTTTTTTGTATGAGTTATAAAATACTGTTGTTGTTGCCATATCTATTTATTACTTCTGTTTTTAATTATAAAACCATTTCTTTCGTCTTTGTTTCGTGAGCCTAAATGGTCTGAAAGCTCTACTAGTCGTTTTTGTATCTCTGAATCAAGTTCTCGGGCTTTGTCGTTCATTGAGTTTGATTTTGCGTGCTTAGCACAACCGAAAAGAACAGGTAAATCGTGGAAGGGTTTAGGAATACCAGGAGTTTTTGTTGTGTCTGTGTAATCAAAGTAGTTAGTATCTCCTAAGAAGAAAACACGAAGACCCTCGTTCATTGTTACTGAACCAGTTGCTGGTGCTGGGTATAGAGTTAGAATATCTCCTGAGATATCGTATTCTTCTGGAAGACCTGCAACGTTTTTATAATCAGTTATAGTATCTCCTCTATCTTGGATTGTGTTTATATCTATTGGTTTAAGTAGTCTTGATTTTCCGTTAGCGTCAACAACCTCCACCGCTTGAATGTCATAGTGTGAAAGGTCAAGAACGTATTTATTTATTCCGTTTGATAGGTCTGTAGTAGCTGGAGATATTCCTGCGTTGTTAGTGTCTGCGTATTGCCATCTTCCACCTAGTTTTTTAATTCTACTAGATGTTTCTTCTAGTCCGTAGTTTATAAGACGAGTAAATGTTTTAAGCATTTCTGTATTTCCAGAAATTGCACCATAGTTAGAGCCGAACAACCAAGTTTCGGCTTCTTGAATCATTCCACTTAGATTTGTTGTATCGTTAAATTGCATATTTGTTTATGGGCTAAGTTCGAGGTATCGACCACCCCCGAACTCAACCCACAAGGGGTTAAGTGATTTAATCAGGTATGACGGCTGTTTGGAATGCACCAATAGCTGTTCTTCCCTCTAGCATCCATCCGATAGTGTTATCAATCTTTGTAACTGTATAAATGTTTGTAGCAGTTAAAAGAGCTTCTTTTGTTCCGTCGCAGTCTTCAGAGTTAATTTCTTCTGCTGAAGCAGCTGGTGTTCGGAGTTCAGAGTTAGCCGCACCTGCGATGATAGTGATTTGGTGTCCTGATGGAACTGACGCAAGTGATGGAAGAACTGTGAAGTCGTTTACATCGTTTACGTTAGCACCAAGTCGAACTACTTTCGCTCGTGGTGGGATACTGTTGACAGAACTAGCTGTTGCCGCTGGTGTTAAAACCAAAGGCTTCAAGTGGAATCCGTCTAGGTCTGGTGATATGTTTGTTACTGACATAGATATTTTTTAATTAAGTTAATAAGTCCTTACGGGGGAGTTGCGACATAGCAAATCGGTGGAGGTGCTATACCGCAAGCCCCCAACAAGAACTTTATATTGGATTAGTCCAAGCAAACTCTCCGTGATATTTTATTGCTGCTTCGTTATATACTTTTGCTGCAACTTTCTTATCGTCAAAAAGTCCTAGGTGTTTGTAGTTTTCTCCGTTATGGATTCTCGCTCCCCATTTACCAGTTTGTTTATGGAAAGAAACACCCTTATATCCGCTTGTTGTATCACTTCGCAAACCCCTGTTCTTTTTATTTTCAGAAGATGTGCAAAGTCTTAAATTGGAACGCAAGTTATTTAGTCTATTACCATCTATGTGGTCTACCTCTAAATGTTCTGGTGCGTTCATTATAAGTCGGTGCATCAACACCTTTTTCTGTCCACCACGAGAGCTAACCGCTCCAGTAATTGGACTTGCGTGCCAATGATATTGATTAAGCATTTCATAATCTTCATCACTAACCGCTATTTCAAGGTGTCTTTTTGCATCGTTGCGATACTGACCTGTTTTAATGTACTTCATACAAATTTTTATTTAATCCCAAAGTGGAGGGTAGTGAGGATAAGAATTTGTAAACTTACCACCACTACCCCACACTCGGGGTACAAATTTTTAATTTCCTTAGCTTAGGGTCACGTCAATTATTAAATCTGTTTTTGGTGCCCAAAGTTTGAATCCAACGTATCCGAAAGTTACAATTTCTTTTCCTGTCTTTCCCGATACTGCTTTTTCTTCGAATCTAACACCTCTTGGAGAAGCGTATGTTGCCATATTCTTTACTCCGAATACTCGGTGTCCTGAGTTTGTGTAAGTTGTTGTTCCTAGAGTTTCAGAAGCGAAAGTTCCACTTCTTACTACGTAGATATCAACACCCATCCAGTTGTTCATAAATCCGTTCTTTAGAGTTGCATCAGCCATTGAGAAACCATTTGTAGCTCCTGCTTGTGCAAAACCTACGATGTCTGTGTTTTCAATAACTAGGAATAGTCCGTTGTATGCTTCTGAATAACCCGATACCTTAGAGATAAGGTTAGACATTATTTCGTTGATGTTTGCTGCTGCAGTGAATCCTCCTGCTGGTGTAGTGTATGTTCCTGTTGCATCTTCAGTTAGGTTGTTTAGAACGAATCTGTCAACCAATCGAGCGAACTCGTAAGCTTGCTGTTCAAATCTTGAAGAAAATAGGTCAAAGTTTGACATAACATCTTCAAAGTCGAATACGTGTTCAGGAACTAGAATTTCGTCTGTTACTGTAAGTGTATCGTCAGTTGTTGTGAAAGCTGAAACTGAGTAAGTTCCTGCAATAGCTTGAACTGTTCCTGTTGGTGTTGAGCCGTATGGTGATTGGATTCTCTTGTTATCACTTCGGTCAACCATACAGATTTTTTCTGCTACTAGAGCTGTTCGCAATAGGCTGTCTAATTGTGCTAATCGATATTTATCTCGATATGTTCTACTTGATATTGTGTTCATTTAATTGGTAAGTTTAATGTAATAAACCACCGATTTTCAATTACTTGAACCTTTTTCGTGCTTCGATGAGTCTTTTCATATCTGCTTCGGTTTCTGGCATTTTACCAGCCCTTGCATTTGCGATAAGTGTTTCATCTGAAACCTTAGACGCTCCCTTGCGAGATACGCCCGTGTGTGTAGCTTCCGCCACACTTCTTTCTTCTTGTTTTTCCTTTAAGATAGTTTTAATTATTGGTGTTTTCAATGCTTCTGCGATTGATATACCTTTTAACTTTGCAAAGTCTGCAACGTCTGGAATATCCTCCTCATCTACATTGTTTTTAATAATAGCTATAACATCTGTTTGGGAAAGTTCGTTTGACTTCTTAAGTGAGTCCCCCTTAGGTGATTTCTTTTCAAGCTCGGCTTTTTCAGCTCTAATCTTTTGATTTCTAGCAATCTCGTCTGCCTTTTCTTTTGCAGATTGTAGTTCTTGAATTTTAGCTTTTAAACTTTCAACAGTTTCCTCGCTTTCATTATCCATCACTTCTTCAGGATTAAGGTTATCCTGCACACCGTTTTGTTCGTTATCCATAGAATTGTTTTTAGGAGCTAAAGCACCTCCAGTTATTTATAATTATACCACACTCTATTTCGCACTATTCTTCTGAAGTCGTGCGATTGTTTCCTCTGGTGTTTCATCTTTTTTTCCCGCTAGGAAAACCAGTTGCTGTAATTGGAAATCAATATGAGAAACTATTGTATTTCTAGCTAGAAGATTGACACATCTTTCTTTATCTTCGACCTTTCTATCAAGTAAGTTTTTTAGAGTTTTGTTCTCTTTGAACTTCTTAGTTTTAATGCTTGATAGTCTTTCGAATATATAGTCGGACATTATATCTCTTGAGAGTATTTCCATTAGAGAGTTTTCTCCGCTTTCTCTTACCGCTACACCAGAGTATAAATCCACGTTGTGATGAAGTCCTGTTTCTGAACTAATCTCTGGGTATAATGTTTTGATTAAGATTTCAATAGACTCATCACTCATCTTTGAGATAATATTTGTTTCCACCTTATCTCCTAGTAAATGACTTCTTAGAGCGAATATCAGTTCTTCGTTCTCACTAAATGTTCCCTTGATAATTGATAACTCATTGTTATCGTATCTCATCTTCTTTCCACCGTTTGACATAATTATTTTTTGATTACTTTTCTAATTCTTTTAGCCAAAGTTTCGACTTCTTTGACTGGCTCATCCTTTCCAAATTTTGCTTCATATTTTTCAGGATTTCGCAGTTTATATGCTTCCATTTGTTCTTTGTTTAACATATTATTATTGTTTAACTGGTAATTCACCCATTGGGCTTGGACTAGGAGCTTGTGGGGCTGGTTGAGGTTCTGTCTGAAGTTCTATCGGAGATACTTCGCCTGCTTCTCTTAGTATCTTGTGGAATATTGTCTTTTCATCTGGGGACATTGGTTGACCTTGTTTACCTACTATGATTTGGAATAGGGTTGTAAGAGTTGTAAGTCTTGCGTCTTTGTCAGTTGTTTCGTTTGTTACTTCTACTTCTACATCCCATTCAAAGCCATTAAGTTCTTCTTTCCAAGTTCTACCACTTATCTCGCTTGGTTTTATAAAGCGTTGGTTTCCGTCTTGAGCTAGTGATTTCTTGATGTCGTTTTCTTCTTCAATCATCATTTCATCCTGTTCGTCTTGGAATGTTGCTTGTCCCTCTAGTGCTTTTTCGATTATCTTATTGTTTACGTTTTTGATTACTTGATTTGGAACGTATATTGAGTCAATCTTTTGTATTCCATTCTCATCTAGCGTTGCAACTATCTCATCTGAAGTGTCCATCTTATCCATTACGAATGGGATAATGTGGTGTCGCATCATATCTTCAATAGCAAGTCCTTTGTTCTCAGTCATTATCTCGTAAAGAGAGTGAGCTTCTTGTCTTAGGGCTTCTACTTGTCTGTATGCTGTTCCAGATGGGAATGTGTTACCCATTATAGCGTCAGGTGTTGATGTTATCTCTTGGGCTAGGTTTTTCCAGCCTGTTCCAAAGTTTTGGACTTGAGTTACATCGTGAGAGCTGTTGTTTACTTGTGTTACGGGTTGATTGATTGCGTGAACAAGTATATCTCCTGATTCAATACTCTTAAGAACGTTTCTTGAAGCGAATGAACCATCTGATGTTTGAAAGAATAGCTTTGACGCTAGGTCTAGGTGGTCTTTAATCGTCTTCTGTGAGTGGTTGACCATCCATTGTGCTTCAAATAGGTGTTCTACTGCACCTCTACCAAGTGTTCTTCCGTCTTCTTTGATTAGGTGAGTAATCATATATGGATTTTTCTCTTTTCCTCTTACCAGAGTGAAGTCTTCATATCCATCTTTACCCTTTACGAAAGATACAACGTGCATTTGCTGAACAAAATCATCTTCGTCTTCCTCTTTGTCAGTTAGGTATGAAAGTGGAAGTTCTCCGTGGATTTCATAGATTTTAATATATCCCGAACGATTGTCTTTCTTTTCTCCGTCTAGGTTTTCTCTGGCTGATACAGCGTCAAGAAGTCCCTTGACCATTTCTTTATCGTAAGATTTGTTTTTCTTTAGCTGTGCTGGTGTTAGTTCTAGCACTTCAATAACAGGATTGTCTTCAAAAGATACTGGGTCGACAATAAGTCTTTGCCACGGAACGACCTCGCTGTGTAGTCTTCCGCCTTTCTTTACGAATTTAAGAACAGATGAACCGTATCTAGCTAGGTTTAGTCCCCAAGCGTTTAGGAAAGAACCAAAGGCTTCTCTACGCATAAACTCCTGTAAGTGTATTGTTGCGATAAATGCTTTTAGTTGGTCTTCCTTTTTAGTTGATTTGATTCTGATATTCTTTCGGTCTATATCTGTTGCTCTATACCAGATGTTTGTTGATGCTGTAACAATATTAAAGAAAGGTTTATCTCTCCCCATATCGTCTGTGTCGCCTGAAATGTGTCTTGAGTTTAAATATGCATGGATTTTTTCAATCGTTTCGTGCATATCAAAGTCAACATACTTTCCAGACCTCACACTTTGGTCAACATAGTTGTCTTCTAGCTCACGAATAAGTGAGCCGATAGTGTTTTCCGCCATTTTTAGCTATAAATTATTGTGTAATCGATTGTTCCACCTACTGTTACGTATAGACCTGAATTAAATGAGATTGGTTCTGGAAGATTTAATACTTGTGAACCAGCAGAGAATGTAAATGTGTTTGAGATAAGAAGACTTGAGTTAGCACCTGAAGCAAGTGTTGCCGCACCCCAAGCTGCGTTAGCACAAGTTTCAGTTGTTGTTATTGCATTTCCTACTGTTCCTACTTCAAAATATTCAACTGTTTGAGCTGTATCTGTGTTTGTTGTTGCTGATACTTTAGCGTGAGCAACTGTTCCTGTTCCGTAAGTTGTTCCCTCTCCTGCTGAAGCGTTTATAGCTGATTTAAGGTTATCTAGTGAAGCTGCTGCGTTAGCGCCGATTAAAACCTCGTTAGCTGCACCTGAAAGAGTTGTAACCATTGTATAAGTTCTTTCAGAAATTGTGATTGTTTCCCCGTTAGAGAATACACCAGAAGCTGTTAATACTCCTGTTGCTTTTACTCCTGCTGATGTTGTTCCACTTGCCCCGTCATTGAAACGTAGTGTTCCAGATGTGTGAGAGTTTACAATAACCCCGTGAAGTAATCCTCCAGTTGATTTGATAGCTTGAGATGTTGTTCCGTTCTTGTATAATGCCATAATAATTTATTTAAATTCTAATTAGTTATATTATAACACACCTACTTTGTAGAATTTGACACAAAGTTTCTTTCATTACGTTCAAAGTTATCCACTTGACGTAAAATCACACTACTATCTTGTTCTTGCATAAGGTTTGACTCTCTCTGTATCTCAAAAAACATTCTAAATATGATTGTATCTCCAACGTCTGGGGAACGGGTGATAACAGCTTTAACATCATCTTTGGGAATGATTGTTAGTTTACCCTCTGAATCAATATCTTTCTGTTTAAGTAAGGCTGATAGGTCTTCGATTATCTCATCTCTGTAATCTATCGTGTCAAATCTTATTTTGTGGTCGTTTAAAAGTTCAGCTAGTTTAAATGCTGATTGTGATTTTAGATTTTTAAAGTTTATCTTCGGTATTAGAGAGCTTTCAACTCTGGACTGCCTCATTCTTATCTCATTAGCTGTTGAGATTGCTCTTGAGTTAGCAACAAAGCCCTTGACTCCATATAAGTGGTCAACAACCCCACCGCCGACACCGTCTTCATCTATGATTATGTGCGAATACGGTATTTTCTCAATAGAAGCAAAGTCTTTAATTCTTTGTATTATGGAATCAATAGAAGTCTGTTGATATTTTTCTATCTTGTAAAGCTCTAAACCGTCCCAGAATGAGAATACTGTGCTGTCTTTACCTTTTCTGGCAACGTCAACACATAGGTATTTCTTTCCGTCTTTATTGATTGTGTTTGTAAAAGCATCTGTTAATGCGTCAGCGTGCAGAAGTGAATTCATATCTTCTTCATAATCCCAGTCCCCGAAGAATAGTCTTTGTCTTCTAACTAAATCTTTTTCATTTGCTAGTGTGTTTACATAATCTTCTGGTAGATATGTGTTATCTGTTGCAAGTGCTTGAATAAACTGTCTGCTTTTAGGTAAAACACCATCTCTCCACGGAACAATAAAATCTCTTTTCATCCAACCTTTCTTTGGGTTGGCTGTTATGAGTAGTTTTTTCTTTAAGTTATATTCCTTATTCTTCCATCGCCCTATTGATAGCCATAAGTTAGCCTTAGCGTTCTCAGCTATCTCTCCACCCTCCTCTATCCAACCTCTAGTCATTTGCATTGAACCAAATCTTTCAAATAGTGGGTCGCTTGGTTCTTCTTTACAGGCTATGAGATAAACCTTAGAGCCATTGTTTAGATTAAAGCAGTTATCTTGCCCATTGAATGATAAATAATCATCAATCTTTAGTCCCCAGTTTTTAAATACTTCGTGAATAGTTGGAATTGTGAATTTTCTTAAATCGTTTAGTTCCTTTCGGGCAATAAAATAAGATGTTTCAGGATAGATTAAAGCATCACCGAATATCAAAGAAGCTCCGAGGTAGCTTTTACCTCCTCCTTTACCCCCACCATAAAGTATTTCTTCTGTTATATCGTCTATCCAATATTTTATAGCTTCTAGTTGCTTCTTATTTCGTGTTTTGAACTGGATTTGCATCGTCTATTATTTGCATACCAACGATTGTTTGTATGTCTTTACCGTTTGTTGTTACATCTGTTTCTTGTTTTGGTGAGAAGTCTTTCATTCTTCTTTCTAGATACCATTTAGAGGTTTCTTTTCTAGCGTCATCCATTTCAGCTTCCTTGTTTAATGCACTGGCAATGTTAGACATAGCTAATATATTAAGGGTATTTTCCCATCCTTGTAGTTTTATCCCAAGAGCTTCATCATTGACAACCCAGTTAGAAAGTGTTTGTGGTGCTAATCCTATTGATTCGCAAGCTCTATTACGAGAAAGACCAGCCTCAAGAAATGGTCTAAGGCTTTGGATAATTGTTTCCCTTTCTTCATTTGTCCACTCTCTTCCTTGAGCCATATTATCCCTCACAAGATAAACAAACCTTTGGCTCTCGCTTTGGTTCTTCTATCTTGATTTCCTTATTTAATAGTTTTTCAATTTCTTTGTCTTGTTCCATATAATCATTATACCATAAGGCTTTTAAGTGTTTTGACTGCTTCCTCCTTTGTTATTATGTTTCCATATAAATCACTGGAGAGGTCTTTAGCTGAAAGCATAAGTTGCCAAGCTCTTTTATTTCTATCCTTTAACTATTAGTTTTGCGTGATATTCTTCTTTCATATTAAAATAGATTATTGTAATACTTTCATTATACAAAAAAATCCACAATATTAAACTGTGGATTTCGTGGGGATAATCTTTTGTATTGAAAGTTCCTTGTCTTTATCCCTAAACACCTCATACCTTTCTCCTTTTATTGTGCCTGTGCCGATGTGTTTCATGTTATTTCTCTAAATCTTGTAATACTTGTTCCCATTGCACAAACTTACTTTGAAGTGCCTCGGTGTAAGGTTTCTCTTTCTTGTATAGACTATCTATAATTTCAGTCTTTAGCTTTTCTATCTCCCCTTCAGCTATCTTCTTTAGGAGGGATTTGTTTTGGGATGTGATGAAGGATTTGAGTCTGACTTGTTGAGGAGAATATTCGTAGCTTATTTCCCATCGACTTGTATCAATACCAAATATTTCTTTTCCTAATCTATTTTCCATCTCCTTATTATGTTTCTCTAGTGTATCCATACCTATTCTAATGATTTTAGTGATAATATTTCGTCTAGGGCTTGGTTAAATCCTTTTTCATCTTCATCAAAACCTATTCCTTTCATTGTGGTTATTCTCTTACTCTCTATCTCCTCACGGATTGATTTTTTAAGGTTGGAGATTAACTCAAAGTATGGTCTTACTTGTTCTCTATCGCTTTCTTTTTCTTTTTCAGATAATTGTTCATAGGGTGTATTTATTTGCCTTTCCCATCTATTGTATAGTTCTGTTGGTATGACTTTTAAGTGTGGGTTTATACTCTGTGAGCTATCGTAAACGTGGCTGTGCATATACTTCTGCCACTTCGCCCATCGTTCGTGTTCAATGGAAGCCATTTTTTCAATCATCTCTTCGTTAGTGTGTGGCATAGGGGTTAATAAGGTTGACTAATAATAATTGTTGCAATATTCCACGCCATAATTTCTGGCTCACCCTTAACTAACTTCATATCATTTTCTTGTTTATCAAATCTAATCTGTGTCAGAATCGTGTTGTAAAGATTCGTAAATCTCTTTTTATTGATTGAATCTAAATCTGTCTTATTTATTCTTGGATATTTCATATGTTTTTTTTAATTTTAAATCACTAATCCTTTTTTTCATTTTCCAATATTCTCTTGTTGGTCTTATGTCTAATATACTCATCTATCCTATTCCTTACCTCCTTTGAGTGTGTTGATAAAATATTCTGTATTGAAAAGAGCCCCGCTCTTACATATTGTTTTTATATATTGTGTCAATTCCTCCTCAAAATTACCAATTATCCTCTCCTTAATCTGGGGTATGCGGGATTTGAGGTCGGTGAGGGCTTGGTTGTATCCGTCATTAAAATCAGCTCTATGTGCAAGAAAGTCTGTTGGTTTGTATTCCTTGCGAGGTTTTTCTTCCCCTATTTCTTCTTCTAGTATCTTGTCTATTGGCATATCTTTTTAAATGTTACCTGTGGTGCAGGGTTAGGTTGTTAAAGTAAGGATAATTGCAATTGGTATTACGACTGCGATAACAATTTCAACCAATGAGCTATTTAGGCGGTCTCCAATACAATCAGCAAATCTAAACCAGTAGTAAAGACAAGCAATTCCCCCTGTTCCTATTACAAAATAAATTAAAAATTCCTTCATATATCATTTCTTTATTACTTAATAATGCCCTTCCTTTGTTTTTTTAATAAGTTCTCTGTCCAAGCCTTACCGATTGCCAGTATCTCGTCTTCAGTGAAGTTTGCGATAGGTATAAGATTTACGTTAAAACCACGTTCACCTATTCTTATAAAGTTTGGCGTGTCTGGAATATGTATTTCTTGACCTTTAAAAAGTTTTGACTCCATATTTTCTTTATTACTTAATAATGCTTCCACAAATGCTTTGTGTAGAGAGGATAGACAGGGTTTGACCTGTAGAAGCTAGCCACACTATAAGGACTTGAACCTTATTTCCAGGTGGTGGTATCTCGGGTCATCTGTTTTTATACAGCCCCCTCGGTTTCTAGCCCGATATTTCCAAGCTCCTGAATTAACCAGTTATTTTAAGTTCGGCTCACTGTCCGATACTATCCTCCCTACATAAAACATTCGTGGTTTTGATGGGTATTGCTAGAGATTAAAGTATCGAACTCGCCGATAGGACTCTTTATTCGTCTCGCAGGTTTTACCCTGTGTCCAATTCTTTCCGTTCGTTATACTGTGGTTTGACCACACCTAATTTAATCCCTAATAATACCCACCACATTTACATACTAGAGAGGGAAGAGGGGGCGTGATATCTAAACAATAATATCGTTTTTTAGACTTTGTAATTTTCTTAAAAGTATTTTCAGCTCTGATTCCAACTTACTTCTGTCTGGAGTTTCGTTCGTGAGTTTTATGCTATCAATTTTCCCACTATCTGTAATTATTGAAACTTTATCTCTAATATTGTCCACAGTCATTAAACATTCTCTTATTATGTTTAAATGAATATTTGGTGATTCTTCTGAAACTTCGTTATACATAATGTTTTATTTAAATTAACTTTATAATTTACCCCCTCATCTCTCTCTATTATGTTTTTGATGTGCTTAGTTTTTGTTTCTATTTCTTAATTTACTATTAAATCTAAAGAACTTTTTTACTGCGTTAAATTCATCTTCCGAAAACCCTAGAAAAGCGTCAGCTTGGCAAAGATTATCAAAATCATCTAACACGCTTTCTCTTCCCCTTGTAAATATCTCCTGTTCTTCTTTTGTTAATTTCTTAAAATATTCGTGCATATCTACATTACTAAAACTTTATAATCTAAACTTCCTACGAGTAGCGTTCCAGCTATAAATAAGATTATTCCTAGAGCTGGGAGGTAGTTTGTCTTTTGTCCTACTTCTTCCATTACTATTTTTCCGTGGCGTTTTATGATTAGTGGTTTCATATTAGTTGTTCATTGAGGATTAAAGATTGGGTTTAGGTGGTATGATTAGCCTTAGTAATATATGTGGGTCTAACTGACAAATTCAAGCCTTTTTAATTATTTATATTATAACCATTCCTGGTGTCTAAATAATTCTACCCATTACGTAGTCGCTTTATAAGTAAGACAGTTCTTCCATTACGTCCTGTTAGTTGTAAAACTAGCAGTGTTTGGCTTTGCATACTCGTCGATTATGTGGTATTCGACTAAACCCAATCTTTAATCCTCAATGTTTATTTTTATAATAATTAGTTGAAACTAGACATCCATTGTGATAAAACATCTCCTGCTTGTTTCTTGTCTAGGTTAAACTTTTTCATCAGGTCTGGTCTAACACTAAACATATTCACCGCTCCACTGTTTCTTAAGTTATCTAAAAATTGTTTTTGTAATTTGTTCATATATTTTTTTAAGAAGTGTCTTATGTGTTAATCTTCTTACACTTTAATAATACACGAGTGTTACTCATAGTGCAAGTCAAGCTGTGTTATATCTGTGGATAACTTTTTTCTGGTGAAATGGAATTTGATTTATGTTCTGGGCGGTTATAATGGCATTTATGACATAGTGTTATCATATTTTTAATTTCACTCTTTGGTTCATAACTTTTTGATAATTTACCACAGAGTCCACTTATATGATGAACGTCCAAACTTTTTTTACGTCCCAATAAACCAACAATTTTAGAGTTATTTTTAACCACATCTATTGTCTTTAATACATATCCACAATCTTGACAGGTGTGATTATCTCTAAGCCTTACCATTTCTCTTACACGTGCCCTACTTGTGTTTTGATTAACGCTTATTAGATACTTCTCATTTTCACTAATATCAGCCCTAATAACTTTCCCATTATTTTTAATAATTTGCCTAACTCTCTCACCTGATAAATTAAATT